GTCGAGTAGTTCCACCAATTGTAGTACCTGTAATAAATTCAGCATCATGAATTTGCAAACCTGTTAATTGATTTGCACCACCTGGATACATAGTATCAGTTGAAGCACCATCATTTTCAAACGGATATGGTGCTTGATCATTCTCGGTTCTCATATCATCAAGAACCCGATCATCCTGATTAGTACCCTCATTGAAAATAGCACTAAGCCAATTTTCAGGGGTAGGTCCGCTGGCATCAGCAACATCATCAGGTACATTCGGATCATTAGTATACGGTAATCCTCTCGATGATGCATAACCTTCAATCATCGAAACAGCGTTTAATCCACTTGCACCGCCACCAGGGTAAGATGCCCCTGTTGCGATAATTTCAAAATTATTAACTCCACCAGAAGCACTAGTAGTATCTGGAATTACAAATTTAGAAGATTCCCACTCACCAGCAATTGCTGGAACATAAGTAGGATCCAATACTCCTGGCAAAAGATTAGCAGTAATACCAGCAGAATGATGTGTATCATCTGCATAAATCTTGAAATCCAAGAACCGAGGCCTAACAGATTCAGATTCTGCCAAAGCCTCATTATTCATACGTTGCCAGGTGCGAAAAGATTTCTCCCAAGAATTAGACATTACCCATGTCTCAGGCAATTTCTTAATCGCCACTGTACCAGTAGTACCTGAAGAAGACAAAATCTTGAATCCAGCCACTGCCCAATTAATTCCCTGGCGATAAAAACGTCGATTAACCAAACTCGCACACTGCGAGGTATCGATTGTGTAATTATCAATTACATTATCACCAGAAACCGGAAATTCAAATATCATAGTCTGAACCGCAGGTTCTATTTTCTTTCTTCTAGCAAGTTTACCCTTGCTCTTTCTGTAAGCCATACTCTGCCCCAAAGGGGTGATACATTTAGTCGTTATGGCTACACCCACGTACTACGGGGTAGCACGCCGCCCGGCCAGGGCCACAACTTGACGGAGCACAGTTGTCCCGATTCACAGGATATCGTTTGGTAGGGTCAGGCCCCACACGCACTCATCCTGTTGCCGCCATCCGCCTACCGGAGGCAGTCGGTATTATGAAGATTCTGCCAGTTGCATCAAATCAACCACCAAAAATCTACTAGATCTGTCTGTCGACCCGGCAAAGGCCTAGGTTTTACCTTCACTTTCACTTTAGTTTCAGGTATGCGACAAACTTTGCAGACTTGATAGATCGTACAATCACAAGTCATTCCTCTTCCTCCCACATAACTAATTCAGGAGGACAACCATATTGGTGCAAAATCAAATACTTAGCCGTAAACGTACGACAAAGAATGCACCACGTCACTGTCTCACATCCTCTATCGTCAAAGCATAGGAGACAGGAAGACCCAACAATTCACACTTCATGCAATGAAGGGGGGTAAAAGGGTCAAAACTCCAAAAACGAGCATCACAATTGTTACACCACTCAATAGTGGTTTGCTCGATGGACATTAAAAACACCCGCAGTCAAAAGGCCAGCAATGTTTGCAATTACGACGAGGTGAGAAGGAGTAGCCTGGTCGGCAGGACCTGGAATGCACGGCTACTCCTCCTCGTCGGAGGTTTTTTTTTGGATCTCTATCAAGTGTTGTTGATAATCGAGCTCCATCCAGCAATCAAAACAGACACGATTTTGATGTGCTTCTAATCTAAGAGATGTTCCACATTCTTGGCATTCCATGACCAAAGGGAACAATTCTCCGTTAATAATTGTTTTCAGAATCCTAATCCAGAGCGTTCATAATGACGCATAAACTCATCTACCTGTCTACTTGCAGCAGCTAGACGCATCTTAGGAGATAAAAGAGGATTCAATACAATAAACTGGTCAAAAGTGTTCATCAACATAGGTTGACCAATTCTTTGCCACTTAGATCCAGCATCTGCTTCCCATAAATGGTACTTCATAATACCAATCAAATCTGGCGCAGTAACCTGAGTACCAGATAAATCCAAAGAACCAGAATAACTAACTGTTTTACCACCACGCTTCTGAGCATGTTGCTTAGCACGTTGCTTAGAATACTTACGTGCTTTTTTTTCATGGTAACCAAAAATATGTTCCATATACCATTCATAAGTTTCCTGCAGCAAAGAATCACCGCTTCTTATTTCCTGCACGTACTAACTTCTTTGTCGATTTTTTTCCGTCGGTATAGCGATAGCGGACGTAACGTCCGTTCTTTTTGAAAACTCTACCGTACTTATATCGACCAGCCATCAAAGACACACTCCAGAAACCTGAGCGTATGCTTTGTTTGTTATTCCTACAAGATGTAGTATTCCAACTAATAGAAGGTATTCTATTCTATTGTTACGTAGATGATCTACCAAACTTGCCCACTTCGTTACTGTAATTGCAGTTTCAACTTTGCTATTCATAATTTCACATCTCCGTCATAGGTTCACAGAGATATCCTCTGTGATTACCAGGAACTAAATCCATTTGCAAAAGAATAGAACCAGTACCAGTAGATTCTTTTTGAGCAACTACTCTAATAAGTCCACAAGGGAACATACCTCCCTTGAGTCGAGTAGTTCCACCAATTGTAGTACCTGTAATAAATTCAGCATCATGAATTTGCAAACCTGTTAATTGATTTGCACCACCTGGAT